AGCCGAGATGCTAGGCATGGGCGATGGCGGAGCAGCTGCGGCCTTGGGGCCTGATGATCTCTTTGGCTCATTCAATGGGATTATGAAGGGAAAGGTTTTTATCGTTGTGAATGAGCCCTCATCCGATAGGGATGACCACTCGGCAAAGCTAAAGAATCTCATCACAGGCAAGGAAATCACCATCAACAACAAGTACGGCATGCAATACTCGGTTAAGAACTACGTTAACTACGTTTTCACGTCCAATAAGCCTTACATCACGCATATGGGCAATAGCAGTCGCCGCGAGGCGATTTATAAATGTCCAACCTTTGAACAAATGGACATACTTAGGCGTGTGTCGGCCTTGATGAAGTGGGCACGATCAAATAAGGGTCGCGGTTTTAGTCATGTTTTGAATTGGTACATGGAACGGGATATTGCTGACTTTGACCCTTACGCACCGGCCCCGATGACCGAGTATAAGCAAGTTGCCATACAGCTGAGCAAAACCCCTATAGAAGCCTTTTGCCAAGAACTGGCCGAGTGGACTGAACAACGATTAGGTGGTGTGGGAGCTTTCACAGCTCCGCAGCTCGCGGTGCTATGCGAAAGATGGGGCCACGACGCTCGGCCTAAGGTGCAATACATTAAAAAGGCGTTGCAACCTTTTGGCGACGTGGAACCTGCAAGGCCTATCACGGTGGGAGGTAAGACCAGTCGATACACGATACTGAGAATTACAAAAATCAAGGCACCGGGAAAAATGCACGGAGATTGGGCTGAGACTGCTCGTGATACTGAGAGAGAAATACAGCGAGAATTGGGCACTGAGGGTAGCTTTTAGTAATTTGGTTACTGTTTTGTAACCGCTAAGTGTTTGATTCTTAAGGATTGATACAAAATTACAATATTACTATAAGAATTTATATTTTTATATTTATATATATGTGCATCGTATATAAAAGAGTTTCCGTGAGTTGTAATTTTCTTTGTAATTTTGCCTTTAACACGTCTTAAGCCATTATTATGTACATCCTGCATGAGAATTGAATACAATCATCGCCATATTAACTGCATAACGTAAGGGTTTTGCATGGTTACCAAAACGCAATCTCCATCCGGTGCCTATCTCGGTCGCCCCACAAAATACGATCCTGAAATTTGTAAGAAGATTCCACCTCTTGGCAAACAGGGCTTTTCACGTTGGCAAATTGCTGCGACACTAAACATCGGGTGGCGTAATCTTCAAAACTGGGAAGGCGCACATGACGATTTTCGGGCGGCTTTAGAAGAAGCACGTCTTTATGCGCTTGCTTACTGGGAGGACTTGGCCAATAAGCATGTGATTGAAACGCCAGGCGGGCCAAAACTGAACACGGGTCTTTGGTCTCGGTCCATGTCGGCAAGGTTCCCCAATGAGTACCGTGAAAACTCAAAGATTGAGCACACAGGACCTGGCGGCGGAGCCATACAACACGATGTGACTTTGGACTTTTCACAAAGCCTGATTGATGATCTGCTTAACATGAGACAAGAGGATGCTAAGTCAAACTCTGGAAAGTAAGTTTGTTGAGCGTATTCGCAACACGCCACACCTCAACACACTTACTCCAGAAAAGCAAGCAGCGTTGGCTGCGCGAATCAAATGGCTTCGCATTGCCAATCCACATCAGATACCGCCCAAAGGCGAATGGTGGCGTGTTTGGCTTTTGCTGGCAGGTCGAGGCGCAGGCAAAACGCGTGCAGCTGCTGAGTGGACTTGGAATGAAGCTTGGACTAAGCCAAAGACTCGGTGGTTGGTCTCGGCACCTACGTCATCGGATGTTCGTGACGTATGCTTTGAGGGCGACTCAGGTCTTATGTCTATCATACCTGAGCAAATTATTGACCATTACACGCGAAGCTTGCATGAGATTTACCTCATTAATGGCTCATTGATCAAAGGCATTCCGGCTTCGGAGCCTTCAAGATTTCGAGGCCCACAGTTTCATGGCGGCTGGCTTGATGAGCTGGCAGCTTGGGAATACCTTGATGACGCATGGGACATGATTCAATTTGGCATGCGATTGGGTGATGCACCTCGCCTTCTATGCACCACCACACCAAAGCCAAAGCCTTTGATCGTGGACTTGGTTAACCGCGATGGTGAAGACGTGATTTATACATCGGCCTCAACATATGACAACATTCACAACTTAGCAACTACATTTAAGCAGCAAATTCTCCAGTACGAAGGCACAAAGCTTGGTAGGCAAGAGATCTACGCTGAGATTATCGATCCTGAAGAATCAGGCATTATCAAACGGGATTGGTTCAAGCTTTGGGGCGCTGAAAAGCCCTTGCCTCAATTTGACTATGTCGTGCAATCGTATGATTGCGCCACTTCGGATAAGACGCACAACGATCCTACGGCCTGCAGCGTATGGGGCGTATTTAAGCCCGGACCGGATAAGCCTACCAGTGTCATGCTTATTGACTGCTGGGAAGAGTATATGCAATATCCGGACTTAAGACCTAAGGTCGTTGAAGAGTCCACCATTGTGTATGGCGACCCCAATGAGTTTGGGCATGGCAAAAAGGTCGATCTCATCTTAATCGAAGACAAATCAGCCGGCATCAGTCTTTTACAAGACTTGCAAAGAGCCGGCCTGCCTGTTAGAGCGTACAATCCTGGCAGCGCCGATAAGATGACGCGCCTCAACATTGTGGCACCCATCATCCAACGTGGTCGTGTCTACATACCTGAAAGTCTAAAGAATGAGGGCTGTGCTCGTGATTGGGCCGAGCCACTTATCACGCAACTTTGTGCTTACCCCGAAGTCAGACATGACGATTTGTTGGACACTGTGACACAGGCACTTAGGATTTTACGCGACATGGGGTTCATAAACATCGATCCGGTGTATGATGACGAGGACTACGACGAGCGACCAAGAAGGGTAAATCCATATGCCATCTGATACGCAACGCCGCAAAGCTTCTCAACTTAAAGGTTATGGTGAAGGCCCCGGTCTTGGCCCATTGCGTGAATTTGCGGACATAGGTCGTGGATTGTTTGGGGCTCAGCCTATCACCCCCGGCGGCGAAGGCTACCGCACCGGGCAGGCCCTTGCCAACATGCCTGCCGTAGGATTGGCAGCCGCGCCGAGCAAAATTGCATCTGCTTTGCCTGATGTGGTTACTGGTCTTGGTGCACTGGGAGCAGCCGGAGTCATTAAGCCCAAGGGCTTGAGCGGCAACTGGCTCGCTGGAACTTTCTCGGTTGAAAAAGCTCTCGGGTCGTTGAGGAAACCCATGCCCTCCCGCGCCACTGACGCCTGGGGCAATGAGGTTCCTAACCCGCTGGCCAACTCGCCGATGTATGCGGAAAACGCCGCCCTCAATAAGTGGATCGATACTAAGCTCACAAAGTACGTTAAGAACGAAATGGGTACGCCGGAAGATCCTGTTCGTGCGTTAGCCGAGCGAGGCATCTTGCATATTCCAACTCATGACTTTAGTACCGTAGGATTAGAGAAAAAGCGCCAACAAGCAGGTATGCCTACAGAGTTTCAAGGGCAAAGCAGAGAAGCTCAGTTTTGGGAACAATTAGCAGATAAGGCAATTGATTTTACGACGCCTTCGAAACTTAAAAGACAGACTAAAAGTAGCGGATGGGCAACGCGTGACAATGCCACAGAACTTTTAGAATTAAATCCTTGGATTAAAAATGTTCCTGCCACTACCAAGTTGTATGAACGAAATCTTGGCACTGTTGACATCAGAACTGATACTGGGTTTAATCACATCATCGACGAGCTAACCAACGCCATGAACCCCAACTCGGGGTTGCCGGCGTCGTTGCGGCTGACCCCGCAGCAGCTTGAAAAGATCACTGTGCCGCAGGCCGTCGAGCGTGTAGCTAAGATTAATGATTGGCGGATTGAGAACACAAGTAAAATAGCTTTAGAGAATACACTTAAGGCTGATCTTTACAAGGCTTATCCTGAACAAGACTTTCGTTGGGTGCAGCTTAATAAACCTGGACAATTTGCTGCCGAGTCAGATGCTATGGGCCACTCGGTGCGCGGCTATGAGCCTCCTGAAAATGGAGGAAGTTCTTTTTATGGATTAGGTGGTTGGGACGCCATACAAAGTGGCAAAGCTAAAGTGTACTCATTGCGCGATGCAAAAGGACAGCCACATGTAACAATTGAGGTGCAGCCAAAATCTAGAGATGAATTCATACATGAGAATTTTAACGATTACCAAGACATGCTGCAGGAAGGCAAAGATTTTGCCAATAGATGGGTTGATGAGCAATTAGCTAAAGCGCCGCAAACTATCACACAAATCAAAGGCAAGGGCAACAAGGCACCTAAAGATGAGTACCTGCCATTTGTTCAAGACTTTGTACGCAGCGGTAACTGGAGCAAGGTTGGTGACCTGCAGAACACAGGGTTAATGACTCTCAGACCAGAATATAACAAAGACTTAGTAGATGCGATTACCAAAGCTGGAGGAACCGCGCCTTATTACGTAACAAAAGAAGAGTTGGCCAATCTTGTGAAGACTTATTTGCCCGACCAAAGTTACGCACATGGTGGTGTGGTTAAGCTAAAAAATGGTGGGGACCCATCTATGGCAACGGATGAACTTGCAGGTTTTCTTTCAGCAATTCAAGAACCTGAACAGCGTCCACCTACCGATTATGAAATGCGGTACGCATTGGCGTTGGATGAACTAAGAAAGCGACAAGAAGCAAGATCGGAAGTGCCTAGTGTTGCGCGTTCAAGTCCGGATCAGCAAACACAAGCTATTCGAGACATGTACACTCGACAGTATGTTGAAGGCATGCAACCTAGGTCTGATACCTCACAACGTTTTCCACCACAGCCTAAGTCATACGCTGATAAGCTGGCCGATGCCACGCGAAAAGCGTATGGCGCTTTATCATCTGTGTCGCCTACGATGCGTGCAGCAGAGTCGATGAGACCCGCGGCCGAAGTGGCAGCAACGCTTGGCACAGGCGCATTAGCTTTTCCCGCAGCAGCACTTTATGGCGTAGGACGCGCCGGAACCGAAGCCGCTCGACAAAAACTAGGCTATGCACCCTCACCCGATGTTAATAAGGACATCGTGACCGATGCCATCAACGCCATGACGTATGAACCTAAAACCGAGAGCGCACAAGGTGCTTTAGGTGTCATTGCACAAGGTTTTGAAGCGTCCAAGGCGCCTCATTTATGGCCTCTCACACCCGGTCGCCCATTGATGACACCTGAAGCCATGCAGGTTGCAGGCGCTCGTACTGGTATGCGCTTAGGCGAGATAAAAGACATTCCTGCAGATATACGCACACAGCAAAAAGGTCTTACACGTCTCAACGTTATGGATGAGCCGACTATTGGCGCGCAGCTCGGTAAGGGTATTGCTGCAACTGCTGAGGCTTTTCCACAAAATAGACAAGACTTAGGTTTGTTATTGGAAAGCCAATCAGGCGCGGTTAGACCTACAGGCACTCGTGTTGTGCAGCCGCAATATCCACCTGAGACTAATCGTTTTGCTTTAGACCTTGGTGAAGTATACGCGCAAGATATCGCAATGACGCTATTACGCTCTTTTAAGAATGACATGGGTTATACCTACACCTTGCCACATTCAAGAGAAGCGCCTTATTCAGAAGGGCAAGTCTGGGCAGGCGCATATATGCCTTCAGGTCGTGCACCATTACTATTACCAACAAATGTTAGCTCTAGTTTAGAAAAAGCTTGGGATGAGTACTGGCTCAATTATCAAAAGAGTCTGTACCCTAATACGCCAATTCCACAAGTAGAGAATGCTTTTAAAGCGCGGTTCAATACTGATGAAGCGTATAACAATGCTCGTAATCAGCAGCTTGAAGCATTTTTGCAAACTGATAAGGCAAAAGAAATTATTGGCGATTACTACGTTGCAACGCCTAAAGAGTACATGCAAAAGCTTGATGATTTTGATAAATGGGTTGAGAATAAAGTTGTTAAGAACTTCATCTCATCTAAACTTGGCACACCCGAAGATCCTCTTATCAAACTAACTGCTGAAGGCAAAGGCTTTAGAAAAAAGACCGGCGAATTGGCGTTTGATGATAGCGTAAAAGTACATGCATCAATACAAGAAAAAAGAACTGCTGCAGGCTTTCCAGCCGTAGAAACGCCTATGTTCATGGCTGCAAGAGATGCACGCAATGAAATAGCTAATCTTAATTTTTTGCTTGACAAAACCAGAGAAGAAAAAGCTGCTGCATTTCAAGAAGCTATTGCGCAGCATGGGCTAGGTAATGAAGGTGACCACGCGCCATTTGCTGCGGCTTCACAAGAAGAAGATCGGCTTAATAGAAAAATTAAGCGCATGGAAGAGCAATACAATAATTTCATGCAGGCAATAAACTATGAAATCTTTGCTGATGAAGCCATAGTATTTTCACGCAATTTGCCTGAGACTGAGCGTGATTCGTTTTTGGCAAACATTAAAACAGCGCATCAACAATTTTTTGAGCATACAAAACGCGCGCCATCTACCGAGACACTCTATTCATACGCACCATACGACGCATTGCAAACTGCTATTAGTAGAACCATTACTGAAATTGGAAAGAAATTCTTAAAAAATGAGATCACAGAAAAGCAATTACAAAATTTGGACTTCCCAAAAGCAGTTGCACAAATTAGTGAGACGCTTGCTGATAAGCTAAAGCTTGAAGAGCAAAAACGTCAAGCATATCGTGACCGCGTGTCAAAACAAGCTTTAATAGACGCACATAAGTTTCAAAAATCACCTGAGCCTGATGGCACTCGAGTAATTGTTGTTGACAATCAAAATTTTACGCCTGACGAAATCACTAGACTTATGTCAACTGATACTGCAGTGCTTAACCATTGCATGAGCAATAAAGGCTCTACGGGAAAAGAAATACATGCATTTACAGGTAAAAGTGGCACACATTACGTACCTTACGCTGACCCGGTAACGGGTGAAGTACTAGCAGGCGCAATACGTCAACAGCAAAGTTACTTTAATGGCGTGCAAAATGGCACACAAGTTTTTGCCAGTTTTAGAGATGGCAAGACAGGATTACCATATGCATCATTACAATTTAGAGTCCGTCATGATGGGTCATGGTCAATTGATCAATTTAAAGGGCCTGACAATGGCGAAATTGTTGACAGCGCTAAACGTGCAAAAGACATTGCAAGTTTCTTAAACGCATACCGTCATAACATTGTGAATGATTATGACACATACGATCTTGCTGTCAATACAGATGCTAATGTTGTTGACACACTGCATCAAGATTCTGTTTCTCAAATTGCGCAAGCCTTAGGCATTAAAGACTATAGTGCTTTAAAGTACGATTTTTATGATGGTGAACGTCGCTTTTTAACTAAGCCAGAACTTCGCCAGATGTATGAAGAGTTTAAGCAAGGTACTCGTGCACCTGCAATAGCTAATCCTAAGCCTTCGCTGGTTAATCCATCACAGCAATGGGAATACGTAATTGACCAAGGCATGCAAGATGTAAGTATTGCTTTAGTTCAAGAAAGAGTGCCTGACGCAGATAGAGAAGAAGCCGCAACTGCGTATAACGCATTAATGCACAATGGTTATATTCAAGTCGTTAATGACATACATGCCTTAACACCTGATGTGCATGTCAACGCAATTAACGTAGGTTTGGACGTGCTGGGCATGGAATTATCTGCCTTACTTGCTGCGCTTCGGTATGATCTAGACAATACGTCTAATACACGAAAAGCTCTTGACGCAATGATGGATGCAGTTATTGGCTCAACTAAATCGCCAATCATTACATTTTTAGATAAGAATAGATCACTTAATGCGATATCACGAGGTACTCAATCTTTTAGTTACGCGCTTGATTGGTTTTTTAGCAACGTCGTGCATAATGATGAGTTTTTGAATACAGTTGACGCAATAGTACTTTCAACAATAGAAGGCGTGCGTCAAGCAGGTCTTACATTAGAAAGTTTTTATCCAGTTTTTGACTCTCCTAGAGCTGATGCATTTGCTACTGAAATGCAAAATCAATTTTCCGCTGCTGACAATCCTGAGTATCGACAACAAATTAAGTCAAACCTTGAAAAGTTTGCCACTGACATCAATACAGCAAATGGGACTATTCCAAAGCTTATTGAGAATCTAATAGAAGAGTCAATGGATACGTTGCCTTTATTTGAAAGAACAGCTTATATGTATGCTGCTTCTGAAATGCTGCGTTACGTACAAGAATATTTCATGCATACAGGTTTTGATGATAACGCAATGCAAAATGTAATAACTACGCCTACCGTTTATAAGTTTATCAATGATCCGATGTACATAAACTCATTGCATAATCGTGAAGTGGCTATGCCTCAGCGGTTTGCACAGGCACGCGCGCAACAAGCGCCTGTACAAGTTGTGGATATGGATATTCCTGAAGAGCCTTTGGTTGATGATCAAGGTCGATTGCTTGCTGACTTTGAACCAGAACCACCTGTGCAAATGCCTGAAGGGCCGGGTATTGTTATTCGTGGTCGCAATGAGCAACCTATACCACCTCTTGTTGGGCCTGAGGCCGACGCACAGCCTGCACCGCAACCGCGAATAGCGCCTTTGGCGCCTGTGCCAGTAGAAATACTTAATATGGACATCAATGAGCTTATAAGGCGACCAGATGTTCAGCAGTTTGATGATGTTGCGGCGGCTTTTGTAGCACTTAGAGATCAAAACAGAAATGATCCAGTAGCGCTTAATGCACTACCAGACATCATTGCGCAGTATGCCATAGGGCCTTGGGCGCAACTTAATGACGTGCAACGCGCGTTATTAAGACGATTTATTGAAGAATTTATACAAGAGCAAAATGAAGTTGC